TGCTCGTGGGTAGGTACGTGGGCAGCAAACTCGTCACCGCCAATGCGGAACAACTTCCCATGCTCCTGGCCGACAGCCTCATCCATGGCAGCACGGGCTGCCTTAGCCATGGCCCGAATCGCTGCATCACCGACTTCGTGTCCGAACTTGTCGTTAATCGCCTTGAAATCATTCCCGTCCATCACAATGTGGACGCCCTGCTTCGCGTCAGCACGGTGAAGAAAGTCCTCATAGGCGAACTTGTTTCCCATAGCACCGTCAGTCATTGGGTCCTTGAAGGCGTGAGTACGCAATGCCTCAGCGTGACGGGGCTCCAGGTGCCCAGCCCTGACCAATTCATCGAGCCGGCTCAAGGCTTCATGGACTGCTGTCGCATGGACCAGACCTGAGTCGGCCTTCATCATCGTTTCAATGGCCAACTCCATCTTGCGGACTGCCTGCTCGTGCAGCTTACTGTAACGGACTGTGGCGTGACCGTTCTGCAGGTGATGCAGCAACGCCTTAGTCTGGGTCCGGTCAAGCGGATATCCATTCAAGTGGGCGCGCCCATCCTTGAACTCCAAGCGGTCAGGTCGTTCTTGACCATGACTCCAAAATTCAAACACAGATGCAGGCCTGGTTGGCTTGGTGGTTGGCGGCGTCCACAGCTCCGGGCGCATTCCCGCGTTGATTTCGTACATTGACGCGAGGTCGAACTTAGGACTCGAACGGAGCTCGGCCATCTGCTGGCGCTGCTTGTCCGTGAGCGGCCCCTCGGTAAGCAGGTCCTTCAGGTGCCCGTAGTAGTCCTCTAAGATGTACAGGTGGTTACCGGCAGTAGTAAACCGACCTGCCTGGTGCCGGGTAATGCGGTTACCCGGTCCAACCCGGTACACGTACACGTGGTGGATGTGCGGGGCAATTTCCGCAAGGTCCCGGTCACCAGCCGCCGCATCAGCCATGGCCTTGCGGAGGTTGAGAACCAACCTATCCATCTTAACCATGTACGGGTGATAGGCCGGGTGCGGCACGTGAGTCACTGGAGGAACCGGCGTCTCGGCTGCCAAGAGCTTCGGAGCCATGCACGCGAAGAACGCGAACAAAGCCGGCGTCTCGCCCCAGCGCTGACGAATCGCCTCCATGGCACCGGCCGCCTTCAACCACACCGGATGACTCAGGTGGTCCGGGTGACGCGGCCAGGGGTCGAGGTCGCTCTCGGCTTTCTTGACGAAGTCAAAGTCATCGGTCTGCACGCGGCCGTCGTGGATTGGGTGCGGGTGCAGACCGTGTTTAATCATCTCGTCACGCACGCTGTCCCAGAACACCCCGTGGTCCGTGCCCGCATTGAAAGCCATGCTCGGGCGGCCGCGCATCCGGTCGTAGTGGCCGATAGTCAACCAGTGCAACCAGAATGCAGGGAAAATCGCCTGCTGCTCACGGCCAGCAAAGTGCTTGGGGAACGTCTCCAGTACGTACTTCACTGCCGGATGCTTTGTGAAAAAGTGATGGTCGATAGCCCGAAGGAAGGGCTCGTTTTTGGGGTCAACGAATACGCTAGTCTGAAGCTTCTCCAAAACAGGAGGGCTGATGAACTTGTTCGGGCGGCTTGGGTGCTCCTTCAACTCCAAATCGAAGGTCGAACGAATCATGTGCCTGTCTGGCACAATCATGTTCCCGCCGCCATACATCCCCAAGAGGTACCTGGTGAGCTTCGGCCCGTACCCCTCCAGGTGCGGGTGCGTGCGCTTGTTCTGCGTTTCATAGGCGTGCTTGACGCCCATCAGCTCAGCGGCGATGCCCTGGGTGTCGTCCTTGTACTTGGCAGTCAGGTGCTCCAAACGCGAGTAGAGCAGGTGCGCGGACCGGAGGCCGCGAATCTGCGGGAGTTCGCCCTTATTTGCGTCATCGCCACCGGTCTCGCCATACCTCTCAGGACGATGGTCCTTGTAGTAGTCGCGGTTCCAGACAGGGAGCTGCCCCGAGGTACTACGCTTGGTGAACTCCCGCACGTTGTCCTCGGTGAAGGGCTTGAATGGGTCTACCTTCCCCTCATGAAGCATGTCCATGTAATGGCCATAGAACAGCTCCTGATTCGGCACCGGCGTGTTCGGACTCATGGCCGCGAAGATGACAGATTTAGCGATAATCCCCTTAGGGACCTTACCCTCGGAAAGAGCTTTGTTCAGGGGCAGCCAGTTCGCCATGGCCTTGTGCCAGGGTTCATGGATGGTCTTACGGAAGAGCTGGTACTGTTCCTCGTTGATGTGCCCGGCCTTGAGCGCCTCATCGGGCTTAAGCAGCGCCTGATACAGATGGTCGTCAGGGAAATGCTGCTTAAGCTTAATTCGAGCCGGCGACGAAGCCCCCTTGACACGCTTGCTCCCAGGTCGCGGGAGCATGAGCTCAGCATTCCTAGTCATCTCGATGCCGCCCTTGAGGCGCGGAGGAACTACACCAGGCGTCTCCTTTGACCGGTCCACGTGGACCTGTTCAGGCATGGCTGAGGGGTTGAGCTTGGGGTACGGGTTCTCGCCCTCATCCTTCTTCCTAAGCTTGAGCCGGTAGTCCTCGGCGATATCCGCAAAGTGTTCGACGAAAGCATCACTGACCTCTGGCAACTCCTGCTTGAACGCAGCAATTACCTGGGCCCGAGTGAAGTCGCCGGTCTTGTCCAGGAACATCTTCAAGACCCGCATCGCCTTCGCCTTGAGCTTGCCCAAATCCTCGCGGACCAAGGCAGCGCCGCCCTGGAGCTGGCTCGGAGCCACATCGCCTCCACCCGCTGTCAAAGCCTTGCGGACCCCCTCCAAGACCTGGCTGGTCTCGCCGAACTCCACATACTCGGTCTCGTAGGCACCACCCAGCTTCTGGTAACCTGGGTGCTGATACTCCATCTTCTTCGCGTCTTCAGCCAGGTTGTCCAGGAGGTCCTTCTGGACTGGCTGCCGATTGAAACCCTGAGGCGCATTCGGGTCCTCGATGAGCCCGCTATCCGCCGTCCGGTTGCAGGGCTTCAGGGTAAGGGCAACTCTCCTTATAACGGTCCGCTTCAGGACGTTCCCTTCCCTCTCCAGGGTAGAGCCCTCAACGCTAAACCGGACCAGGATAGGCTCGCCGTTAGCGTGATGGTCGCGAATCTGAGCTGCCAGAGCCTTTGCGCCTTCGTGGCCGGCACCATCATACAGCCGGCAGATGCCGTAGATGAACGGGCACTTGACCTTTTGCCAATAAGCGCGCTCGCGGTCATTGGCGCAATCGCGCTCGGAGAAAATCTTCTTGGCAATCAAGACCTTACCGACAATCTCTTGGCCGTTTGAGTCCTCAGCGCCCTTGTGCTCGTAGTTGAGCACGCCCCTACCCTCTTGAAGGTCGCTGATATCGGCACCCTCAATATCGAGAATTTCACCTGAGCTATCCACGCACTGGGACCCCAGGATGCCATCGATAATCATGCCGGTTGATGCCATGCCCCAAAGATTGCCGCTTGACACCGCATTCGAGACCTGGTACAAACCCCACCATGACCACGACCCACCACAACGAGAAGCCCCACATGACCGACCCCAACGAGACGACACGGAAACTGTACGCGGACTTGCGCCGCATCAGCTTGGGACTGCCTGGCGGCGTGGTGAAGAACTCGGCCGACTTCGACTACCTCCTGAAGAGCCGGCTCCACGCCCGAGGCGTCACCGCCCCGACCCCACTCCAGTGGGTCGAAGAGGCGCTCACCCTTATCACCTTCCAGTCGAAGGTCGTCGCGGACAGCGGCTGGGCTGGGCGATACGAAACCAGCTGCTACTACGTGAGCCACCGCACGGTTACCTTCCGACCGGAAGTCTCCAAAGAGGAAATTCAGGCATTTATCGAGGCCGAAAAGAATAGCTGGTACGGACAGGAGTTCGACGCTACCGTCAGCTCGGACGGGACGACCGTGCACCTCCGCCGGGCCGTGGACAGCAGCGGCTGAGATGACAATGTCAGCCTCATATGGTATGGTGGTTCTCGCAGCACAACCCGTAGGACTCCCCTGAAGGAGGGAACAACATGGCGAAAAAGACTCAAAAAGCACAAGTTGTCAGCCCGAAACCCATCACAGAGCTGGAGCTGGTCTCCATCGAAACCGACCGACTCCTCTTGGAGCGGCTCCGTAAACAGGTCCGCGAGGCTGAGGCCAAGCTGGAGCAGGCCGAGAAGGACGTGCTCGAACGTCTCATGGCCGGCGCTACCGTGCAGGGTCACAAGACCGCTGTCGCCAAGACCGTGACCGGCCCAAGCCGGCCGCACTGGAAGGACGAGTACGTCGCCCACTTTGAGTCCGAACACGGCGAGACCAGGAAGTCCATCGAGGAGGCGGTAGCGAAGAAGTACCCGGGCACCCCCAAGGTGGTGCTGGTTATCGGCGAGAAGCAGACGGGTATCTGATTCCGAACAACCCGGCCCGGGCCGCAATAAGGCCCGGGCCGAGAGGGGCCCCGATATCCAAACTACCCCGAAGGGACGGGGTCGATGGTTTCGGCTACGGCAGAACTTCATAAGGTAGCAAACAAGACTGACAGCGTAATCTGACACCAAGGAGCGAACAATGCCCCTTCGAGAAAATCAGGCAGCAAGGAAGCCGCGCGTCTTCCGCCGGTCCGAGGTCGAGGACAAAAGCGGCTTCAGGCGCATCCCTAAGCTAGGAAGCTCAGTACCAAATGGATGGAAACCAGCCGACCGCAGGGAGCTGGAACAGTTCTGGCCAAAAGGCGTGTACGAGGCCGGACTGTTCGTGGACTCCTCAGGCTTCGGCCGGCCAGGCGAGCCCGCCCTGACCATCGACCAGTTCCAGCGGGGCGTGCTCGCGGCGATGGACGCCGGCAAGAGGTACGGCTACGGCATTAGTTCCGTGGGTCGGTTCCAGATTCACATCCAGGTCTTCGTGCAGTTCATGCAGACCGAGACCGACAACCGCAGCCAGAGGTAGCGATGATTACCCCAGAACGTGCAGAGGAAATCAGGAAGGCCATCTTGGCCGCAGATGGCTGGAGTCAAGCCGGCAAGCAGTACACGAAAGAAGAAGAGGAGGAAATCCTCCGCTTCTGGTCCAGTCGGGAAGAGAACATCAGTTTTTACGACGCCGTAGCCCTGATGGCGCTCGGCAAACACCTAGAAACGCCATAAGCGAGACCACCTACAACCTTACGAGGTGGCTTGAGCTGCTCCAGGAGTAGCTTCTTGCGCTTCAGACTTTGCCGGCTTGGTCTTCTGGAAGCCGCGCTGCTTCGCCATCTCATCATGGTCCGGAGACACGAACGTAACCATACCGTCACTATCGAAGCCATAGCCTGGCAGCAGCGTGACCATGGTACAGCGACAGTGCGGGTGGAGGCCGCCAACCTTCGGCTCAGGCTGCCCTCGCTTGTGGTAGCCATGCCCCAACTCGGACAAGTACCAGAGACGAGGTGTCTTCTCGTCCGGTAGCATGTGGAGTCGTTTGCACTCACTACACAGGTGCTCGTCTCGCACTACCACGAAATAGACGACAGGGTCCTCAATCCCTTCAGCGGTGTTCACACTGATGATGCCTTCCAACGTGCCCAAATTCCGGGCATTGGATGCCTCAGTATCAACTAACCGCTTGACATTATTGGTAGTTTCCTTCCAGACCTCGGCGAGCTGTCCACCGAGCACCGTCTGAAGGTCGGTCTGCACGTTCCCAAGCTCTGCCTGAGCCAGGAACGCCCGGACCTTCTCGACCACCTGAGCTTTCGTCTTAGCGCGATAGGCATCCAGGTAGTTGGCGGCATTACGGACCAGGTATGCAATGGTCGATTTCTCAGGGACCGCACCTTCTTCACGGGCGGCAGCCATGAAGATTCCGGGCAAACTGTACGCAGCCTGGAAGCCAACGTAGATGCGCTTATCGAGCGCCGTCGGTCCAAGATAGCGGGCTTTGGCGCGGTCGAACAACTCATCGACCTGCTGCTCAATCAGCCTGATGGCCGCAAGCGTGAGGACTGCCATAGGCTACTCCTTCTTCTTCTTCTTCTTCTTCTTCTTGACCTTCGGCAGCTTCGCTTGGACGATTTTTTCGATGTTGGCAGTCACCTCGGCGATGTCTTTCTCCCAGCCCCTTAGGAAGTGCTCTACTGTGGCCTTGTGCTGCGCCAGAAGGCGCCGCTTCGACGGCGGGAGCTGCTGTTCGCTCTTGCTCAAGAGAGCAATAGCCTGGTCGATGCTACGCGTCAGGTCGCTTTTCTGCTGCCCCTGCTGCTCGTTCTCTGGCGACTGCTGAGCCTGCCCCTGCTGCATCTGCATCTGCTGCCTCTGGAGCAAGATGTTCTGGTACTGGAACCAGAGCGGGTCACGCACGTACTGGAGGTCCGGACGGTCTTTCAGCTCCGGACGCCCCAGGAAGTGCGCAGCAATTTCGCCGACGGTGAGCCCAGTATGGTTGTCAAGAACTTGCTGAAACTGGGGATTGAAAGGAAACTCGCCACCCCACTCCTTACCTACCGGGTCCTTCTCGACTTTTCCGAGGACCTCATCGTAGGTCATGTGGACTGGCATGTCCTGCTGAATGCGAATAGATTCCTTTTCCGCAGTCTCGGCATCGAGGCCCGCGAACTGGATAGTCACGAGCTTCGCCAGGTTCGGGTCGAGAATTGGCAGGATGGATGAATTCAGGAAATCCTCCCAGTGCTTAATCAACGGCTTAATGCCTACATCGCGAGCAGCCTGGAGCTTGTACTCGTTGTTCGATTCGGACAGGGCCTGGTTGTTGGTTCCGCGTGACAAGTGAGCATAACCAGGCAGCTCTTCCGGTGACATCTGGAAAGCACTGAGGATGACTCGGACGTTCGAATCAGACAAGTACTGGAACTCGGCATCACGTTGCCCCTGGTCGATGGGGCTCCAGACAATTTCGTCATCCCCACCTACACCAAACACCGGCATTCGCCAGGCATTGTTCACGCTGTTGATTGAGGCGTTGAATTGTTGCCTGATTCTGGAAATTACGCTCTCGTCCATGTCATCAGACTTGATGACGAGCATCCCACGCGTTGCCCGGCCAGTTTGAAAGTAGAGCTTGTTGTGAGTGGTGATATTGATATGCGTGGTCACCGCCGAGATGACTGTGTCAAGCGGAGTCAGCGGGTAGCCGCCCAATTCCACGTTCGTGACCGGGTAGAAGTTGTGGACCAGGCACTCAGCAGCAGTGAATGCCTGCGTCGGCTTGCCTTCAATCACCTGCACCCAAGCGTACTCGTCGGCCTCAAACTTCTCCGGCACAAGCCTCTTGTTTTTGATTTGCTCGATTAAGCGACGAGCTTGGTCTCGGACGCTCTGGGCAGCATCCTTTTGAGGAACAGCCCTGTAAATCGTGCCGGCGTCAATGGGCCGGAAGCTGTGCGGACGTCGCTGACCATCCTTGTCAACGACGTAGATGACCTCGGTAGCAATTCTACCCACGGTCACGGCATCACGCGTACTCATGTACAGGTACTGAGAAAATGTCATGCGGTCGTCATCGCCCCAGCCCTTGGTCTCGCCACACGTTGCGAGCTTCTGGGTCATAGCGTCAATACGAGCCCGAAGCTCCTTCTTCTGCTCCTCACTACAACGGTCAAGAACGCCCGGCTTGGGGGTAATGATAAAACCTAAGCTGAACCGGTCAGGACGCGGGCGCCCAAAAGCCGATATGTGATTCGCGCGGGTATTGACTACAGCCGCCACCAGGTCATCCTGGATGCTAATCCGCTTGAGAATCGAATCTGGAATGAGCCGGAGCTTTGTCCGATACAGCGCACTGTACTGACTCGTCTGGCTTGGGTCAGTTTCGAATGCCAGGCGTTCGATGGTATTCTTACCGTGACCATCCAAGACGTTCAGAATTGATTTGACCAGCGTTGGCTGCTCGTCCTTTGGCTCCTCAATGGGGTCCACGAAGGCCAAGCCGACCGTTCGATTCTTGGAGCTGCGCTTCACCGAATTATTACCGGCGAGCTGCTGCACAATGCTCTTCAGAAGAGGGCTCGGCTCATCGGCCTCGATACTGGTAAGCTTCTTAGCCATGGATTACTCTGCGCTGATGACAGTCACATGCAGATTCTGTGTAGAACGATTCAGAATTCTCAGAGACCAACTCCAGCCAACCTTCATGAATTCAGCGACCTGTTCAGGGTCACCGGCAGCCCAAGGGTCCATCCTCACCGAATAGCTAGTATCGCCGTTAAGCCTCACCACGCATTGCTGGTCGGCCTCAATCCGGAGAAACCGCTTCGCACTGCTAAAAACCCTCAAGCCAGTAGGGCCAGGGGCGATGCCATACTGAACCGCGAGCGGGGTCGCAGACGTGAACTCCAGCCACTTGGCTGTCACCGCCACAATAGGGTAGGTTTTCTGGGTGCTAGGCACAAAGCCAGCAGTGATGTCCAACCAGTCGCCTATCTGCACGCCCGCCTGGGTGAACGCCTGGAACTGGTCTACATTAGTCGGAGTAGCAGTCTGGGAAACCATAACAGGGGCAACGCCGGCCGGACGAACCAAAGTCACGTTCGAGCCCCCAACCGCCATAACACTCCAGCGACCCTCATTGGCGGACTGAAAGACCGTGGGAGAATCCCCAGTACTAGGACCAGGAATGAAAACATCATCTCCAATCTGAAGCGCAGAAAAGGGAGTCCCAGAGCCAGCTGCCACCAGAAGGGTATTGTTGGGCTGGGCGGTGAGAGTCAAGGCCACACCAGTGAGATTAATCGTCCGCGCCGTCCGAAAAGTCGGAGAAGTACCAGCGGTATGGGTCAATCGGTACCGGTTTGGAGAGAGCGCTGACATAGTCAGGCTGAAGGTTGTAGAACCATACATCGTCAAAGGACGTGTATTGTCAAAAACTACCACCTCAGTGTCTGGCGGAATCGTCACCTGCTCAGATTTGGGATTCTCAATCGAGACACCCTGAAGGGCGCGCTTCCAGTCCACGAACTTGAGAAGCGGGTTATTGCTGGCCGCCGTATCACCATAGGCGAGCGTGAGGCTGTAAAGATTGAGGGTGGCGCTCATGGTTGGTCAGTCCCTGGTTCTGAAGATTGCCATCGGCTCTCGACTGGACCTACATGTCCCAGAAGATATTCCCCTTCCTACCTTTGAATGGGATAGAGTCATCTGACTCGGCTCCTGAATCAGAAGCTACTGCATTGGGGCCAAAGACGTGCTCCATAATCTGCTGCGCCCACGCCTTATTCTGGGCCCGGTTGGCCTGCTGGAATGTCTGGACCTGCTGGGGAGTAGGGACCTGGATTCTCTCTTCTGGCAGGCTCGGGGCAGTCACCTTGCCACGGTTCTTGAACGTGTTCATAACCGCGTACCTGAGAGCATCGCACTCGTCGTCCAGGACCTGTTCACCGGTTTCAGGGTCCTCGACCACGATTTCATCAGGTTGGTCTGTTGGACGACCATCCGGACCAAGGGCCCAGTGGTAGAGCATTAGATGGTCCACGTGTTCATTCACACCCGGAGCTCCATCCACAAAGTACAGCCGGGGCTCACCAAACATGGTTGGCATGAGCTGGTACCTGACAGTCTCAATTCCGGACAGCACGGAACCCGGACTCTTCGTCCACTCTGGACACCGGTACCCCTGCTTCCGCATAAACCGAATCATATCAGGGGCTTCGGTGTCAGCGTAACAGGTTGGGTTGAACTCCTTGATGGTCCGGTCCAACAGCTCAATCTTCTCGGCCGGGTCCAGCTCTGGAGCCTGCCAGCGGCCAACTACGAAGCCCCGGTAACCGTCCACGTACATCAGGACCACCGAAAACATGTGCGTGAACCCAAAGTCGATGCCAGCCACCCACTTGCCCTCACGAGACTTCATCAGGTGTATGAGCTGCTCGACAGTGAATGACTCAGGGTACGTCTCGCCTGTGAGCTTGTTGGCGATTTGGTGGGGCTTCAGCAGGTGCTTCTGCTTGCTGAGCCAGGGGTAAATCAGGCCTTCCTGACTGGCCTGCCAGCACATGAGCTGGGCCTTGGCCATGTCCAAATGCAATTCACGGAACTTATTCGTTGTAAAGCGAATTGACTTGAGCAAGGGCCTCGGCCACTCCACGAAATTGCCATTTGCATCGCGTTCGTGGTTTTTCTGCCGTGTAGCCAGATTGCCCCGACACATCGCAAAGAGCTTGCACTTCGATAGACAACCGGCATATCCCTCGTCAAGCTCGTACCCGTCCTTCTCCTCGGGTAGGAGCTTGTCGTACTCCTCCTGGCTGATAGCACTTAAGTCATCGCGCCGATACCAAATCGGAATCCTGGGCTCGTGGGGTAGGTGTCGCTCCGGAGGACACCGCTCAGTTACGTCAATGATGTTCCAATGCCGCACCACCAGCCCGGTCTTGTCGGCGTTATCCAACTCGCGCTGCACATTGCCAAAGGCAAACTTCCGGGTGCTAATCAAGAGCGTAATTGGCTCTTTCCCGTTGAAGGCGCCAGGAATCGCCTTAGCCTCCTGGTATGCGGCCTGGTTCTGCTTCGGCACGACGTCAACTTCATCAACCACGAAAAATGGCACGTGGTCGGAGTTGGCGCCCTGCATCGAACAGATAACGATTTTGATGTAGCGATTATGTTCCTCGAACTTCTGCCGGTCAGATTCCAACAGACCCTCGAACTGCGCCTTGGTAATGCAGTCACCAGTCGTCGAGTTCGAATACCAGACGATGTGTGTTTCCTCGGTGTTGACCGAGGTCACGTAGTCACGCAGGTACGGGAGCCGAAAGAACTGCTTAACGTAAGACTGCGCCTTCTTCGCCTGGGCCTTAATCGCGGCCATGTGGGCAACATCGCGGTCACCATGGAGAACCATGAGGACCTCCAGGATAGCAGCCCCTAACGTCTTGAACGAGTCACGGCTAGCGTATGCCATGACCCGCGAAAAGTCTGGGTCATCGTTCTGTAGGGCCTTCTGATAGATTTCCCACACCATATCCATCGGAGTCGAGTTTGACTCAGGGTCCACGATGGTGTCAGGCAAATTCAGGCCCAGGTAGACGCAAATCCACTTGTGCAGGGCCTCCTTCGTAGGGCACGGCACAAAAAGAGCTCGACGGAGAATGTCTCCCTCGGTCTGAATTGACTTACTCACACGCTACTTCCCGCCGCGATGCTTGTAGATTGCGTCCAATGCATCTGCGACCACCTGGGGGTCCACGGGCTTCCCAACCGGCAACACCGGCATGGAAACCGCCTGTTGTGCAGGCGCCTCTTGCGCAATCGTATGTCGATGCTCCACCGTACCCCCGACCTGGGTCTTCTTGGCATCCTGCCCAGTAAGCTTAGCCAGCAACTCGACCATCTCCTTCAGGTGCCGGACACTGCCGATGTTCGTGCCTGCCAACTCGGCTGGGTCGCCAGTTTGGAGGTACTTGAGTACTTTGTCGTTAACCAGCTTGTTCGAAGCCGCCAACTCATTGGCAATGCGCTCGACGGTTTCGAGGGTAACTTGCTGGACCCGCTCCCGAACACGGGCCATGAGCTGCTCCTGATGTTCCAGGCGCTTCAGGTCCCAGTCGTTCTCCAGCCTGGCCCGGACGATGGCGCCCAAGCTAAAGCCGTTAGGATTCAGCCTGTGTATTTCCTCACAGTTCAAGCCATTCAGGAACAATGCAAAGAAACGCGCCTGGGTAGACGGGGCCATCGGCGGTTGCTGTAACCGCATGTAAATCCGGTACTCGCGCAACTCCCGCTCAGTGAGCAGCGCTTCCTTTTGCTCCTGTGTTAGGGCCGCGATGGCCGCCATCAGTGACCTTCCTCGAACCGTTGAACCTCTGCTTTCCGGCAATAACCTGAATCATCCACTCATCACCAAGCAAAACCTGCACCCACTCATTAAGCTTCGTCACCCGCTCCTTCCACCAGTCAAGCTTTGGCTTCTTACACCACTTAGGAAAAGTGAGCGTGAATG